AGTTCTGTCTTGCCTGCACGGCGGCTGCAACGGATGACCTTACGCTTGGACGGATGCATGGCTGCTTGTCTTTGGGCAGGGAAGCACCTGTCAAAGATGGTTGTCAGGTCCCGCTCATATTCGAGAAGTCTGAGGAGCTCTGTTTCAAGGGCGCTCATCTATCCTCTCAGCCTTTTTGCCTGTGAACTGCTGCCAGCGTTCGATGATCACCGAGCAATAGTGCTCGTCTAGCTCCATGCCAAAGCATTTGCGACCTGTCTTCTCGCAGGCGATGAGGGTTGAGCCTGAGCCTAGGAATATGTCTAGAATATTTGATCCAGCATCGTACTTATTCCAGCACCATTCAGCCAACGATACTGGCTTTTGCGTTGGATGCACACGATTGATTTTTTCTGAAGCTTGCGTGAACTGTCTAACCACTCCTTTTAAGTTAGTCCAGGCGAGTTCGCAGTCCATCTGATCCGACTGACCATTGTTCTTATCCCAAACAAGCCAACATGCTGCATCGGGCAAAACGGATGAGTAGTAGTTTGCTCCCCAAAGAACAGTTGGGACGTTCAATTCTAAAATCATACGGCAAACCGACTTAACAACATCCGTAGAATCATCTCCGGCTATAGGTTTATAACGAGCGGAAAGTACCGAAGATTTTTCAACCGCACTCATCCCATAGGGCGGATCAGTAAACACCATATCAGCCTTCTGCCCGTCCATCAGCCTCGAAACATCCGCATCAACAGTCGAGTCACCACACATCAGGCGATGCTCTCCAAGCATCCAGATGTCGCCATGCTTCACACCGTGGATGTTTTGGGGCACCTCGGGAATATCGTCCGGGTCTCCGTCTCCTGATCCTTCAAACGACGGCAAGCCAATGCCAAGGTCTTTAAGCTCGCTCTCGTCAAAGCCAAGCAGGTTGATCTCGAAATCGCTAGCAATGAGGCTTTCGATCTCCTCTTTCAGAACCTCGTCATCCCAGCCTGCATTCATCGCTAGCTTATTGTCTGCAATGACGTAGGCCCTGGCCTGGTCTTTTGAGAGATGGTCGAGCTTCAAGCACGGCACCGAGCTCATGCCTAGCTTCTTGGCAGCCTCAAGACGACAATGCCCTGCGATGATGGTCTTGCCGTGAATGAGGATGGGATTTGTGAACCCAAACTCCTCTATGGATCGCCTAACCTGCTCAACTTGCTCTTTGGAATGGGTCCTGGAATTGTTGTGATACGGTTGTAAGTCCTTAATCTTAATCTGCTCGACGCTCATTAGTTGACGCTTTCCTGTGCAAGTTGCTTCTGCAATTCTTCGATGCGCTCCCGTCGCTCTCTTGCTGACATAGCCTCTGGAGGTTTGACCTGGTGAGTATGGATGACTTCCTGCTCATCCTTCCACTTGGCTATAGACTTGGCGAGCCTGTCAAAGAGGGCTGAGTTGAAAGATTTGTTGCCAAGGTTTTTAATTCCGGTGTGCTCATAAAACAGATGCCTTTTCATCTCGGCAAGCTTGGCAGCCTCCCGAAACTCTGGGATGTGCAGGACCCAGTTGCGGAAGGTTGAGTAGGTCACATTGATATGTGCGCAGAAGGCCCTAGCCGAGTAGCCGGATGAGGCCATCCTCAGAAGCTCATCCACGTACTCGTGTTTATACTTGGTCAAGTGGACCGTCTCATGGTCCTCGTCGTCAATCGTCGCTAACTTCAGACTCCGTATCGGAGATTGGGGATAGGACGGCTTTAGTCCGTCTCCTGCGTCGAATAGTAGGTCTGTCGGTGGCTGCCTCTTGGTCATCGTCGTGCTCCGTGACAAAGTAGGGAATGTTGGCAAATGGGATCAGGAAGTGGCTTGCCCTCTCCCCCTCTTGTTTATTTACTAGACTAACACCAACACCAGGGATTAGCCTCATATCGAAGCAATCTGAGAGAAAGGTTTTCTGCAGACGACTGATCGAACCTCTGGGTCTTGTGCCGTCTACATTCTCCAGTTGGATATTCTCATATGTACATAACTTCTTGATCTTCATCTAGAAACTCCTCAAGTAGAAAAGGGTGATACTGTGCGCCAAGGGCCACGGATAAGGGTGTGCTCACTCGTGAGCGGAAGGGAAAGAACTTGGCCTCATGCTCGCACGAGTCCTCAACCATGCGCCTTGCAAAGCCAAAGCCTCTATAGCCAGACTTCACATAGACCCACCACACAATAGAAAAGCTTTCCAAGTTGGTGACGGCACACCAGCCAAAGAGAGGCTCATCGTGCTCAAAATCGCAAGCTATAGTGATGTCTGCAAAGCGCTTCATTCTGTCAAAGCGCTCTCTAAGCCCTGGCTTGAGAATGTTTTGATCCATTCCGTAAAACTCAGGGGCTGAGGCACCACCCTTATAAAAGCTGTCACGGCAAAATGGGATATCAGATTCTTTGAAAGGCCTCAGCCTTATCTCTACGGGTGTCATCAATGTGGCTCTCTCTTGTATTTTCGTACGCAATGATAGAATAGGCCAAACGCAAAAGCAAAGGGGCCAAAGATGACCCACGTCCTAAGCCAACCACCCGAGGTTGTGACACCCGAGATTGTCAATGAGTATTACCACGTCATCAAAGGAGCAGAGGCCCCTGTTGACGCCCACCTCTTTGAGATTGCAGCATCTCGCTTTGGCATCAACTGGCTAGGCCTTTGGGCCATGAGCATTGTTGAGACGGGTTGGTTCACAAGTGCCATACTCAAAGAGAAGCGCAACCTCTTTGGCCTTGGCGCTGTGGACAGAGACCCCGGGGAGGCTGCTAGCTTTCTGTCTCTTGAGGAGGCTGCCAAGGCAGGTGCTCAACACTTGGCTGTGTATGCCGGAAGCCCCTTCGTCAAAGACTTGGCCGAGACGTCCTTTGTCCTCCCACGGACCTACCAGCTCTTGAGGTGGGGATGGTTCGGCATTGTGCAAACCTTTGTCGAGCTTGGCGGTAAGGACAAAGACGGAAAGATCAAGTGGGCCTCTAATTCTGATCACGGTAGGCAGGTTGAGAATCTCATCTCTCAAGTCACACAGTACGCTCTCAAGGCCCAACCACCGCCTAAGCCTGTGGAGCTTCCGAAAGAAAGCTTGTGGATCGTTATCCTCCAAGGCTTGAAGGGCATTGTGCCAGTTGTCGGCAAGATTTTCCCACCTTTGGCACTTTACTCGGCTGCAATCTATGCGGTGATTGATATACTTATCAGGATTTTTGGAGCCCTTCTCTTTATCTTGTTTCTTGCTACAATTTACTCGCTCAATAATTGGGCCATTTAACGAAAGGAATCGTTATGACTGTTGAAGGAAAAGTAGGCATTAAGGAGACAAAGGACGTTCTGAAGTTTGGTATTCTGGCCGAGGATGCAATTGCAGCAGCCAAGGCAGACGGCAAAATTGGATTCGAGGACCTTGGCCTTGTGGTCGGTCTTGTCGGCCCTTTAAACGGCGCAATCGAAGGTGCTGACCAAATCCCCGCCGAACTCGCTGACCTAGACGCTGGTGAGTTTGACGAGCTGGTTGCTGTAGCAAAAGAGACAGTGAATGATTTCACGCCTGATGACTGGGAAGCCTATGTGTGGGCACAGATTGCCGCCGCCAAAGAGTTCCTAATTGCCATTAAGCTTATTCAATCCTAAGTGGTTGCACTCAAAGCTTGACACCTTTAATCTCTCTCAAATTCACCATTGAGAGAGTTTTTTATGACACCTACATTGCTTCTTGGCGATTGCCTCCAAAGACTAGCAGAGATAGCTCCCGGATCTGTTGACCTTATCTTGACCGATCCCCCTTATGGGAGAACTGCTTGCAAATGGGACAATGTGATCCCGTTCAAGCCTATGTGGAATCTTATCTGGCGAGTGCTTAAGCCTAATGGGGCCTGCCTCCTCTTTGGAAGCGAACCCTTTGCAAGCACTTTGCGAGTCAGCCAGATTGAGAAATTCAAATATGACTGGGTGTGGGTCAAAAATGCAGGGTCAAACTTTGCGTTAGTGAAGTGGCAACCAATGAAAGAGAACGAAACTATCTCGGTGTTTTATAAGAAAATGGGAACATATAATCCGCAAAAGCAAATAAGATCCGAGAATGGGATCAAGATGGTGAAA